TCAAATAATCTCATACGTCTTATACAAATACTGCTTCATAAATCTCTCCAACTCCGATGCCGGAACCCGGATATTCTTCCCCAATCTGACCTTTGGGAAATCTTTCTGGTTAATCATCTCATACGTCTTCGTCCTACTCAGTCCCAGCACCTGCTGTACTTCTTTCGGCGTTAAATACCGCTCCATCTACTTCCCCTCCTGACACCTTTGCTATTATTATAAGGAAGCTCCTAATAAAATTTTATTAGACGATTACAAAAAAGAACATATACGCGTTGGTCTGGCTTATACTCCTAATTGTCAAATACTCTATTCTGATTCTCCTTTCCAGATTTGACATTTACTCTAGCAACTTTTTTGGCGACATTCTTGGCGACACTTTCTGGCGACACTTTTAATGATATTCAATGGAATATAATGACACTAAAACGAATTTAAGTACCTATTTTTAAAAACGAAAAAAGCCTTGAAATCCAGCAAACACGCGACTTTCAAGACCATTATTGGGAGCAGGGGATGAGAGAATCGAACTCATGAACCGCATTTTATCAAATTCCACTTATCTTGTGGAGTGCCGATAAAATGCGGTTTTTACTTGTTCTGATTACTGCGCATTTCGCACGTTTTTGCATTATCCGCATAAATTTTACAGCACTATGCAACACGAAATGCAACACGATATATTTTTCCTATTCTGCTTTATTTATATATTCTTGCATAAGCTCTGTAATCTTGCCTGCCTGGCTCACTCCCTCTCTCTCACAGGCTTTCCGAAATTCTTCTACCACATCTTTTTTTAACTTGTATGATTTCGAAATATATCCTGCCTTTTCCTGGTATTTTTTCGATGCTATCGTTTGTTGTTTAGGACTTCCCTTTGGCATCTTTCTCCTCTTTCATAATGCATACTACATTTAATACATTGCTGATTATACTTGTTAAAATTGTTGCTCCAAGTAAAAGATCAATTCCTTTTTTTACAGCCATGTAGCATAAACAAAAAAATGTAATCCATGTGCTAACCATTATTATTTTTTTCATAGACATTTTTTTACAGATGATTTAAAATAGCGGTGAGTGGTGGGATTCACCCACCGCCAAGCACTTACTTGAAGAATGTTTCATAGATCATGCATACCGCAGTTACCACACCGTTGAATATGCTTACTATGATTGCAACTTTTTCGAGTTTGTGCTTTTTCTTTTTGTTGCTCATCTGTATCTCACCTCCTGTAATTATAATATCATATGGTACACCCTATGTCAATAGTTATTGTAAGGATTTTATGTAAATATTAAAAAAACCCGCACAGATTTCTCCATGCGGGCTTTTTCCTTTATCCAATATAAACTTTTCCATTAATTCCAGCGACCAAGCATGCCATCGTGGCATCCAGCTTGAACCACACGGATCCATCATCGAACTTTCTAACCTCTACCGGCTTAATATCGGCACCTTTTCTCAGGTATCCGATACCATTTTTGTTGTCACAGGACGTCTTAATCTGGTTTGATAAGTAAATATACTTGCCCTGCTCGCCGTAATATCCATTGTAGACTGGAACAGATTCTTTGACGCGATACCAGTTTCCGGCTTTGTATTCGGTCTTTGTGGCTGTGGCAGCTTGTCCAGTAATTCCACGAACAATAGCTTCTGCCATGCGTTTGTAATTATACAATTTTGCGTCGTCCTTATCATCCACAAAACAGCACTCGATCAGCATTGCCGGATTATTTGATCTGCGTAGGAAATACAGCTTCGGGTTGACCTTTACGCCACGGTTTGTAAAGCTCAGTGCTGCAATCTGCTTAACGACCGCTTCTGCATACTTCTTTGCCTTGCTGCTGGAATTATACAGATAAACCTCTGTTCCCGTGGTTCGTCCGTTACCGGCGCGATCATTTGCTCCGGAATTGAAATGGATTGACACGTCCAGATCTGCCTTGTGAGTATTACATTTTTTCACAATCTTTACCAGTACATCATTAGCACTTGTTCCATCATTAACGGTGCAATCATAAACTGTATGTCCTGCCGCCTTTAATAATCTGATAACCTCATCCTTTACTTTTCTGGCTTCTGTAGATTCTTTAATCACACCCACTGCTCCGCAGGCTACTTTTCCGTCCGGGTTATGTCCGGCATGTACATTGATAATCATATTTTATTCCTCACTTTCTACTTCCGGGATTCCTGTAATTGACATTAACATAGACAACACACCCGCCAGCGCGGATGCTGACAGAACATACTTCCAGTCAACCTGTCCCATTGCTGCCGCCGCTCCGATTCCGGCAATCGCAGCCTGTGCCATGGTTTTTACCGCTCTGATTCCTGCGGCTTTTAACCATTTCTGTGTGTCTACTGATGGTTTGAATACTGTGTTTTTTAACATAATTGCTCTCCTTCCTGTGGCTCCGTTGGCAGAGCCATCAATGCGTGGTATAAATTGGTTCCAACGCCATTTCCTTTTAAGGCATGGTATTGCTGATACTCGTCCTCTAAGGACTGTTTGACATATACCGGGCAATATCCAAGATCATCATGGTATTTATTGTAGAGACGAATCAGATCCGCCCTTAAAAGTGCCCGGATGCCTTTTCTTGTAGCGATAATCTGGCGATACGAATATGCGATTGCAGTTGCAAAGGCGGTAAATATCTGCCAGTTATCTGTGATGAATTTTAAGTGCATAATTTCCCTTTCTGCCCGTAGGCTTGTTATTTAAAAGAGCCGGCTACACAACACATGGTCATGTAATCGGCTCTTAGGCGCTTTAGATTATTCAGTTGTCTTTACTGCATCCAGCTTATCGCTGATCTCCTTAAGCACAGCATCTAACTTTCTCCAATTTTCATTTTCCAGTTCCATATCGTAGAATTCATTTTCTTCCGGGATATTAAATCCATAGTTTTCTGTCTGACTCATCAGGCATCCTCCTCTTCTGTGTATACTTTGCCTGTGATCTGCTCATATTCCTCCGGCGTGATCCATTTACCTACAGCATTATGTACACGGTTCTCATTCCACAGTCCTTTGTCATAGTAATTTTTTACTTTTTCATAATTCTTACTCATCTAAACTTACCTCCATCTGCATAGCCATATAGTCAATATCTGCCCTCTGTTTTTCGATACTGTCCGCGTTCTCGGCTGTTTTTTCTGCATTCTCGGCTAAACTCTCAGATACAGCAGTGATCCTCTGCTCGATGTCATTAACTTCTTTTTCCAGGACAACGATTTTCACATCTTCCCTCAGAATAACCTGTTCTAAGACTACATACCCCGGAATCACTGATGTCAACATGTCCTCATCAGTATAAACCTTTAACACTGTAAGTTCTTCTTTATCTGAAAAAGCTTCCTGCAGTTCTTCGCAGGTTTTGTTATCTGCAAATTCAATATTCAGTTTTCCATCCACATGATTAATATTGTTGATGGTTAAAATGTTTTTTGTGGTTTTTAATTTCATAAAAATTCCTTCTTTCTTATTATTTTTCGTAAAACAGCGGTTTAAAGAAATATTATACACAGACAGAGGTTGATAATATTATTGAAAAAAACAAGGTGAAATCCATTGTTATAGAGTTCAAAGGCATTACTACCAATGAAAGCAAAGCATTTTTCCCTAAATATACCTATTGGGGATATGTCGGCGGAAAAACCACTGAAATTGATAATTTAATAGCACAGGGGCACACAATTCTTGGCGGTTTTATCTGCGGCGGTCCACACAACGATGCCTCCATGGCTGGCAATGGTTCAGATAACATAGGTGTTATAGTCGGTTCAGCAACTTATTATAACGTCCCATATTCATTTTACGTTTTTTCACAAGCTTATCAGACAATAAGGATTAAGGTCTGCGTTTTATATATTTAATATTTAACACAGTTTTATAGCAGTTATCTTTGTACTGATCTGTCCAAATGTCACAGCTTTTGGTACTTTTATTAAAAATTTTAAATTGGTAATTGCCTTACCAGATATTATTTCATGCATGGTCAGCCACGTGCCACCGTTTCCGCTGTTTGGGGCGGTGATTCCAATCGCCTGATCGACGGTACTTTTTAATGATACAACATCCACAGTAGAACTTTCAGAAACCCAACAGTAATAATTTACCAGCCACGTTCCGGAATCAATAGATAATCCGTCCGCACCTGCATAACTCCATGTATCGGAGAAGTATTTATTAAATTCGTTACTGCTTACCTGACGGTATCCGGTATTGAACATGGTTTTGGCGTCGGCTTTCTTTAAATATGTGGTCGGAATATCATTACCATCGTGATCTGCATCAGCCCGACCAACACGTACAGCAGGATAGGTGTCGTCAAGTTCATTATGTGCGATCAGATTAATTACTTTTTCAGTGGAATCCTGTAGCGGTATGAAGTCCCCTAAGGTTCCGGACCAATCACTTTTTTCAATTCTAATGTAATGCTTATTCTTTAAACCGCTGTTTAACGTACTTATCTGTTTCGCCAAACTGCCATCCACATTCGGATTTGCCTGTCTTGCATCAAGGGCAAAACCTGCTTCCGTGGTAGTGTTATTGTTTACGACGGCTGGTATGGTCGGCTTATTACTCAAATCATTATAATTACCGCTAAAGGCTACTGTTTTCAGATCTGCAAGCCACTTTGCAATTTTCCCGAACAGCACCGGTAATGTCTCTTTACTTTCAATATTCTTTCTCTCATCCGCCTGTGTAAACTGCACGTTTTTTATTTTCTTTATCTCCTCATTTGTTATCTTCTGTTCTGCCTCTCTTTTTTTTATCGTCTCGTCGATCTTATCCATGTTGTTTTTCCAAGTCTCAAGTTTAAAAAATTCCTTTATGTCAGGCTTTTCAAATCCGTAATTTTCTGTCTGCTTCATACAAGTACCTCCTCTCTCAGCTGCTCATAAGTGAACTTTTCTAATTCTTCATATGCAAATCCTTCAAGTACTTCATAAGTGTTATACATGATCATTACATTTATTGACACGTTGAGTGGCAAACATTCCTCTAACAGCTCCTGTACTGCATCGATCATCCTTTTCGACTTAAGTGCAACCTTTATATTCATATACGGTCCGTTTTCTTCGTCAAATGTTTCAATTTTATATCCATCCGGACACAGTGTTTCCAGTCTCCTTACCAGCGTTCTATATGTATACGGCATTTTTTCCAGTGTTTTTGCTTTAACCCTTAATCGCCGATCATCCAGTGTATCACTGTCCGGTACCATGATCTGCAGCAATGCTTCCCACTTTTTCACATTTTCTTCACCCATCGTTTCAAAAAAAAGGTTGTTTTCCAGTTCTTCCACTGCTGTATCAAGATCCCTTTCCTGCCCGTCATTGATCTCGTAAAGCTGCTTTATATCTGGAATCTGCATGAATATCTGTGGTGCATCAAACAATCGCAACACCCCCAAACGTTGGGATTTGTGTATAAGCAAGTGTCACATTCTCTTCTTTATCATTCAGCTTTGTTTCAATTACATCAATCACTCCCTCTACACTTAATATCCGTGCCTCCACCTGGCTGATTCTAATATACTGGTTATTCATTTTTGAACTTTCCCAGCTTTTCCGAATGGTCGAAAGGTATTCCTGTATTGCTGCTTCGATCTTGCTTTTTGATGTGTCTGTAGAATATCCGGAATCCCATACGACCTTCACAGATACACTGACTGGAACCGCTTCAACCGCCTGAATTAAAACATTATGGCATATATTTGCAATTCCATCACCTTCCCCGTGTGACTGCTCCGGATCAACGGCATCCTGAACCCTTTTTACAATTTCCTGCGACGGTACACCAAAATCACTTCCTATAATGGTTATATAAATCCATGAACTTGTTCTGTCCCTACGTTTTGGCTTGCACCCTCCGACTCCGTCCAGTTCATCCACTTTTTCCCGATAATCCGCAATATTTCCGCCAAAGGCCTTACTGTAAAAGGTTTCAATCACCTTTTCTCTATATACCTCTTCATCCTCATCGTTCATCCCGCTTCTCAGAATTTCCGTTATTTTTCCGCCCTTGTAATCGTCAACATAATCTGCCGGCACAAGCTCGCCCGTGTTTGTGTTTGCTTCCACTCCCTCTGTATCACAGGTCAGTTTATAAGCAAATCCATCTATCAATTCTGATACTGTATATGTGAAATCATTACAGATAAACTGCTGCCCTATTTCAATCTCCTGTTGGAACTCTCCTTTTACAACCGGAGCAGTCGCATAATTATAACTGACACCTCTCTGTAATTCTCCATACTGAATCAGGTGATCAAGATCCATCGTATCCGGAGACATGTTTCTATTAATCGCATCCATGTCACCGTAAGTCTCTTCCAGCTTTTCCGCAATTTTATCGCAGGCATTAAATGCCAGAGACGCCTCGCCAGTGTCAACATCCTGTCCGAATTCATCCAGCATCTCATCCAAGATGTTGTTGTATGTCCTGTCGTCAAACATTTATATCCACCTCCCCGTATACTGTCTGTGCTGTAAACGAGGCCATCAGTTTATCTCCCTCGATTGTACAGTCAAGATTCTCTATTCCTGTTATATTTTCATTCACTGATAGCGCATCCTCTATCATCCTTTTGACCTCGCTTTCTACATAATCCTGCTTTGCATTTTGTCCGATTAATGTATTAAGCTCCGATCCGTGGTCCCATGAATATTGTGTATAAAAATATCGATCTGTGCTTAAGACAATTATTATCCACTGCTCAATCGCTTTTTTGCCTGTTATGATTTTCCCCGTTAACTTTCCGGTTTTAAAATCTATTTCATAATCTCTCGGTTCTTTTTCCTCCCGCTGCTCAACATCAATTTCATCATCATCCAAATCAAATGGAAACATCTACATTCACCACCTTATCGAGGATCAGATATTTTTCATCTGATAATCTGTAAACAGCCACCATATCACCCGCTTTTAAAAGACTTTGTATTTTTTCAACCTGTTTCTCTTGATCATTCTCAACAACATTCACGTTCTTTTTCATGCTTAGATGTTCTGCCACATAAAAATCATCCTGATCCAGAATGTTTTTTGCTACCTCGCATTCCGTGGGTGATTTCATAATACCTATCACGATCTTCGCCGGATTATTTTTCATCCCCTCTTCCTGCATTATTTTCAAAAGCTTCTCATATCCATTCATGGCCTATCTCCAACACTTTGTGCATTTTCTATACTTTGGTTTTCCCTTATTTTTACCTTTTTTATTAAGAATCTTTAACACACCACTGACAGTTGTCTTTAAAGGTGTCGCACCCTTTAGTGATGCACATGCAGGGTTTGAATGAAAAACAGTCCCGTTTTCAAGATAATAAGCAACTGCGCCTTCATCGTAAGTTTTCTTATTATCCTCCGTAGATGCCTTTGTTTTTCTATTGTTGGAACTTCCTGTGGAAGTATCCGTGGATTTTTTCTCTGAGCTATCCGCTGATTCATCTGCACCGCTTTCCATAATATTCTGCCATACAAGTTCTAACTGCATGGTATGTACACCGTTTTCAAATGTATGTGTATCACTTGTGATATAAAATTTCCCGTTCAGTCCTGTTGCCTTGTCATAAATAACAATGCTTCTCCCGGAAACCGCTCTGATATTTCCAATCGCCTCAACAGACGCCTCTTTTGTGATTCCGACCATAAGCGCTTCCGCCTCTTTCTTTGCGTTCACGCCATCTTCCTTCGTATATGTTGACTGATAAATGCCATATTTCTGTGTCAGCTTTTTCTTTTCAACTTTTCCTACCTGCTGCATGCTTTCATTGTAAATTTTGACCAGGTTTACCATATTATCCGTGGTATCTGAATAACTCGCATCCGTGATATCTTTTCCCTGATCCAGCGTCACTTTTGAGTCTTTCCCTTTCACGATTACAGATAATTTCTTACCATCCATCGTCAGCATATATTTTTTCTTTGTTTTTCCAACAGCTTTTCTATATGCTTTCAGAATTATTCCATAAAGATTTTGATCTTCAAATATCAATTTCGGAATATTTACGCCCGTTTTCGCCAAATCGCTGCATTTAATTCCCGCCTCTGTGCAAATCTGTTTTGTAATCTGCTCCGGTGTTTTGTTAACGAACTTTCTTGACGTGCTTGATCTCAGCAGATAATGCATAAAATCCTTTGCCGTATAGGACGCAGTACCGATCGCAGCACTTTTTTCTCTGCTTGTGATCACACCAATAAACAATTTTTCTTTATCTGAATATAGTGTCACTATGTCTCCAAGTTTTATTGAGGCATTTTTAAATCCTTTGTCATATGGATTTACCGGAATAGAGAATGTAATCTGACGCGATGCCTGTGTGTCAGTACCGCTCCATTCCACCTTTTCAAAATTAAGCTGTACCTTATTCCAGTAAAGTTTTATCACTTAACCACCACCTTATATCCGATCAAGGCAACAGTCTCCTTTTTCTTAAAATTTTTTCTTTTTGCCTTATTCACCACTGCAATATTATTTTTTCTAACAGTTTTCCACGTTTTTGATGAACCAAGATACTTTTTTACCACCTTGGGCCAAGTGTCGCCCTTTTTCCATGTGTGTGTAGACCCTTTCTTTTTTGTGCTAATGCGTTTTGCTGCCACAACCTCTCTGTATTCTTTCAGTGTAAGTGTGTATTTGACGTCTCCTGATCCGTCATTTTCTCCATGAACAAATGATTCGATCGTGCAAAACATGTTAACATCTGTTTCTGTGATAATCAGATGTACTGTTGTGTTTTTTTCATATAAATTTTTCAATTTTTTACAATAAAAATTATATGGATCATGGTATTTTCCGTGTCTAAAATTATATTTTTTCGAAGGAAAAAAGGACTCCAATGTAATACTGTAGAGTCCTCTTTTCCCCTTCAAGTTAATTTCTCCAAGGTTGTGAATGTATAACGACTGATTGTTTTGTGATCCGGAAATTTCAAATGACTCAGGGTTTACCGGAAACAAAATTGATTTTTTTTCATTATCCCAGTTCAGGTATATATCCATCGTCATTTCCTCCGCCGTTGTTCTGGATTTCTTCCAGTTTTTTTGCAAATTTATCAATAAATTTGTCCATGTCCTCTTCTTTTTTAAACACTATTGTGTCGGCAATCTTTTCAATCACAACACCAGTTCTTCCTTTCGATGCTGCTCCGTCCTGATATGCTTTTCTCAGTGACTTGTCATGCGGGTACACTCTCGTCCCACTCGGAAGATCCACGATCTCCGCTCCGCGGTCATGAATCATTGCGGGGCCGCCTTTCCAGTCCATAGTTCCAGAATACAGCATCGGAATGGTTGGCAAGTTTATATGGAAGTCTTTTCCTCCAACTTCTGGTACCCAGTCCGGGATTGTAACACCAATATTGTTAATACCGGCGATTGCTCCATTGATCAAACCAATCACTGCATTCAGTGGCGTTTTGCAGAGTCCAGCTAGTGATTCAAACACTCCGGCAAATATCTCTTTTAAACCTTCAAATGCTTTCCTCCAGTTTCCGGTAAATACTCCCGTCAAAAAAACGATCAGACCATCAAATATTTTTAAAACTCCGCCTATTGTATCCTCAGCAGAAGTTGCCAGTCCTTTCAGGAATCCAATCGCAGCTCCTATCGCTCCACCAAGCACACCTTTAAATACTTCCTTAGCAATTCCCCCGATTTTTGTCATTACAGGCTGAATTGCCACCCACAGCGCTTTTGCGTGTTCGCCTATTTCTGTGAATTTTCCTCCAATTGGTGTCAGTTTTTCTTTCAAACTATCACCTGAAGCTCCACATGTCTGCATGATTTTCTGAACATATCTAAACACCTTTGTGGCTGTGGCTTTTATTTTATCCCAATTTTTATATACAAGTACCCCGGCAACCACCAGTCCTGCAAGTATAGTGATCACAATTCCGACCGGGGAAGTAACAAGTCCTGCGATTGTACCAAATGTTTTAAATGCCTTTCCAACCTTTCCGACTGCCGTCACTACTTTCCCGATCGTCGAAACTGTTTTGCCAAATACCAAGATTGTTGGTCCGATTGCGGCTGCGATCCCAGCATATTTCATAATGTTTTTCTGTGCAGCCTCATCCAGGTTGTTAAACGCATCGATCATTCCTGTGATCTTATCAATTCCTTTTTGCGCCGGTCCTGCCAGGTTACTTCCTATGCTGTATGTGAATACATCAAACGTTGATTTCAGCTTTTCAATCGAGCCTCCGACACCACTCAATAGCGAGTCCGCCATTCCCTTTGCTGTACCGTCCAGATCATCCAGCGAGTTCCTGTAATTTTGTACTGTCTCCGGAGCTGTGTTGATCAAAGTAAGCCATTTCCCCATCTGATTCTTGCCAAAAATTGCTGATGCTGCCTGCATCTGTTGTTCCTGCGTTAACCCCGCAAATGCATCATGTAACTGTCCCTGCACTTCTACCATGCTTTTCATGGTTCCATCCGCGTTTGTAACGTTTAGACTTAACTTTTTAATCCACGCCGCGCCATCTTTGGCCGGTGATACCAATCGCGCAAGTCCGGTTTTCATAGCGGTTGCGCCTTCTGATCCTGAGATAAAGTTATCTCCAAATACATCCGTGACTGCTGCCAAATCCTGCATAGACCAGCCTACTGTTTTAAAGATGGATGATCCGACGCTCATTGCTTCAAACAGATCTGACGTCGTTGTGTTTGCCTGCGCCTGTGCCTGGGCAAAAATATTTGCCGCATCGCTCGCTGTTAATCCCTGCGACTCAAATACTTTTAAAGTATTTCCTAATCCGGATGTGACTTCCGATAGATCTGTTGCCGTTCCTGCCGCAAGCGATAACGCCGGCTCCAACATCTCCGCTGATTTTTTTGCATCAAATCCCTGCCTTGCAAAATTTAATGTCGCATCCGCAGCTTCATCCATTGTAAAAACAGAATTTGCCGCCGCTTTTTTTAATGCACCTTCCAGATCACCTGTCGCCCATTTTGTATCGCCCATCGTTGATTCAACAAGCTTCAGCGTTTTATCCACATTACCGAAGTTTTGAACTGCTGCCACACCCATGCTTGCCACAGGCACTGTGATTGCAGTTGTCAGTTTTCCTCCGACTGCAGATATGCTGTTTCCCGCTTTTTCAATGTCTTTTCCAGCTTTGATCCATTGACCTGAACTGTCTTTTAAACTTGCCCCGACTGCATTCAGCGGACTGGATATTTTGTCAATCAGTCGGAGCGTTACGTCTACTATTTTCCCTGCCATAATATCTCCTTACTGATTGCTCATGGTTTCAATTTTATCTGCTTCTTCCTTGCGTTTTTCTGCCTCATAGTGCATAAACGCTCGTATTACCTGTTTCTCTCCATACCCCATCCGGTAATACTCTGATGGTTTCATGTTGTGATAACGAAAAAGGAGGTACATTAATTGCACCTCCCAATTCGTTTCAATCAGTTTTTTATTTCTTCCTCGTTTTCCTCTGTCAGCACTCCAGATAATTCCGAAATTGCCGATGATATATCTTTTGCTTCCATGCCAAACAGCATTTCTGCTAATTTAATCGCCGAATCGCATCCAAAATGTTGCTGCAAGTTTTTATCTCTTAAATCTGGCTCAACACATCCTTCCACGCAAGCAATTAAAGATGCGTCATACACCTTTGAGAAATCCACTTTTCCATTACTGTCAATCTGATGTGCTGCAATATCATTTAATCTTCTTGCTTTGATTTCACGGATCTTTACATCCACCGGCTCATCTGTTTCAAGAATTTTTGCAAGTCTGCGTGATTTAAACACACCTGTTTCCAGTTCTTCCGCTTTTTTTACATCCGCTTTTAATAATTCATCTACTAAATTCATGCTTTTTTCCTCCTAAAATGTATCGATTGTGTCTAAAACATCCCATCCTGTAAATGTGAACGGGTAACTTTCTTCTCCGAGTTTTTTCGCTTCCCAGCTGGCTATCGTCATTTCATCAAACGTGCAACCTGTCAAACGAATTCTTTCTATTCCGTCTGATGCAGGGTCAGCTAATTTTGTAATAATTGTGCAGGTCGTTGATTTTCCGGCTTTCAGATTGTCGCTCATTTTCTTAATGAAATATGATGAAACTTTATTTAATTTCACAGTTCCTTTACAGTCGATGCCGGTTACCTTGTGACCTTTCGCAAGACTCCCTGTCTGTTTCACTTCTGATTTTTCAATGGACACTTTTGCTTCAAGACCCGTCACTTCTGCCATGTAGTAGTCGTCAATCCATAATTCTCCAAAAGTACCATTGATCTGTTTATCTGAGTTGTATTTCAATCCATCCATGATCTTTCTCCTTCTTAAATTGCGATTGGAAGCACAATATCCTCGATTGCGTCCAGAATTGATAATTTGCATGTCAGAAATACATAAGATCCGGTGTTTGCGGTCTTAATATCATCATCCGACATGGAATCTACATTTTCCCCGTTATCTTTTAAGTAAGCCCTGTTTGCACTGACATCAATTCCGATTTCATAGGACTGGATTACGTCGTCCGTAATTAACCTGTCAAAATAATTGCTAATAGCAGAAATTAACAGGCACTTGTTGTCGTACTTGTTTGGATATTTTCCGATGTAGCTGTCCTCTGCCGTCATCCGGATATCATTTGCGATCATATCCATGACATCTACTACCTTAATTTTTTGAAACTGTTTATTCTTTTTATCCGTTAACGTGGTTAATGAGTTCACACCTCTTGCTGTCTTTACTTTCTCGCCGTCCCACCAGACAATAAACTTCCCTGCATCAACGGCTGCATCCATTTCTTCTTTTGTGAGTCTCTTGCAATCTGTCAGCTCACTCAATGGCGCATATGTGCATGAGATCGATAACGGCGTTCCGGCAATAATTCCAGCAATTCTCGCGCAGTACTGTTCTGTGGTGTACTTTTTATCGTTCACCATCACCTCTTCTGTTGCATAATTGATGATTCCTTCATTATCACCAGTTGTGTTTGGAAGTACTGCTTTGATCAGTTTATTTGCTGCGCGCTGCGCTTTTACATATGACACGACAGCTGTTGTCTGCTCGTCCGTTTCCACTGTCGGTACTACAAGGTAGTCAAATTTAACAGTTTTTAAATAATTAAGCGCTTCCGAATAATCTTCCGCACTGTCCTGAATTACATAAGCGATCACTTTTTTCGGTGCATTAATATATCCCATCAGTGCAAGATTAATCTGTTCCTGATTTTCTTTTTTTAACGACGTCGGAACATCCTCTGCGGATGTACACACGATCGGATTCTTAATTAATCCTAATGATGTCTCTTTCAAAATCATTGCAATGATTCCTCTGTCGCCACGTTGTACTGCTGTTGCTGCCATCTCCGTGAAGGAGATTGTAATACTTGGCATTCCCATCTTTTATTCCTCCATTTCTTTTTCTGTGATAACCCGCTCTACCAGCGGTTCATTTACTTCATGTACAATTTTTTCCAGCCACTCCAGTCCGATCGATATCTCTGGAACGTTTCTATCTGTACCCGCATACTGCCAGTCAAAATCTGTAACATTCAGTGATTTTTTTTCGATTTTTACATTCAATCCAAAGAGATCCTGGACTTCCTGTATCATCCGAAGCATTTCTTCCTCATCCACCTGTTTTTGCAGAATGGTGATGTAAAACACCACCTGATGGTGGCGCGTGTTATAATTTACCGGAGACGCATCAATCGGTCTGATTTGTGTAAAAAAACATGGCCTGTCGTATCCTTCTACGACGGCCATGCTGTAATATTTGTATTTTGTTTTCGGATATCTGGTCTGTAAAAGTGCATTCAGCCCTTCTTTCAATTCGATTAATGTTATATCAATCCCTCCTCCCGTAAGAGTTGGTTAACCATTTTCTCCACACCTTCCGGTATTGCAATCTGTCTCTTTCTTGATGCCGCATCCATGAAATGATATCCAGGTGTGAAACCTACTGCACTGCCTCCATTTGTCAGCGAAATCTTTCTTTTTTCTCCGTTTACTTTAATCGTCCGTGTCTTTGGAACCACATTCATATGCCCGTTTTCAAGCAAATGGAAATGGGGCGATTTTGCAGAAATTTCTACATATTGGCCACTTCCGTATCCATGTACCGGACTTATTTCATAGGACCCCGTTTTTGCAAGCGATTTTTTTGAGGTTCCATCTGTATCTGTATCATTTTTCACCTGACTTACTACATCTTTTCTCAATTCTTTTGCCTGTTTTACAAGTAACTCTGCGGCTTTATCCGGATACTTTCGTGTCAGATCTTCAAATGAACCTATCAGCTCCTCCAAGCCGTCCACCTGCATTGACATTTCACTGCTCATCCGGTATCTCCTCCTTATTCACACGTTCATAGCAGTAGATTTCTAACATTTTGTGTTCAAAATCCACATCTATAACGCTGTTTATTGCATAAACAGTTCCGTTATACCTGATATAACAATTTGTGTCGATTCCCTCCAGATACCGTACATAGCACTTATGTGATACCCGGCTCTGTATTTTCTGAACTTCATAAAACTCAGTTCCACGAATCGGATAAAATGAAGCCCACACGGTTTTCATTTCTTTTAATCCCTGTGTGGTCTGTCCCATTTTATCTTCTGTCTCTCCAAGTTTTAAAAATGTGATCCGTCTATTCAGCTTTCCTATATTCATAGTTCTCATATGCTGCTCCTAAAGAAGATTCACAGAGTGCAGATTTAAGATCGTCTTTACTGCCGGATTCATATTGGTCGATTTATAATCGATCATCAGATTCCTGTTGTCAAACATGTCCATTACCAGCACAAACAAAGCCTGCGTGATGTCTGCATGTTCATCTAACTCCTCTTCCTTTAATCCGGTATACGCGGCGATCATTGCTACCGCGCTCTCCCTCATTCTTTTTAACTCATTCAGCTCAATGTCTGACGGATCATCCAGTCTGGCGTATTCTGCCAAAATCGTCTCGTCGACTTCACTTACTTTCATAAGCTACCTCTTATTTTCCTGCACCCATCACAAGTGCTGCGATCATCTCCGCATTCTGTACCTTTGCATCAAATTCTACAAATCCAAGCACTTCAACAACATGCTGACGTGCTTTCGTTTCTCTGAGCACATCAATACTGATTTCCTCAGAAACTTTCACAGCCAGACCCTTATAATCGCCGTAGTAGATTGCCGTCTTTCCTGCCGCCATGGTATCCATCTGTGCGGATGTGTAAACATCTTTGCCGAATAATGTGTATCCCCATCTGGAAGTTGCGTCTTCGTTCAGCAGATAGTTTCCCTGCCCGTCTTTCAGCTTTCTAATCGCTTTTCTTGTCGCTTTGTTCATGATAAAGTAAGCATTCGTCTGATATTTGTCCGGCACAGCTTCCTGCAGATCAATAATCTCATCTGATGTAACTTCCGTAGCCGATTTAGCGGTAACTTTCTGCGTCACGCCGGTAAGTCCATCTGCTTTTCCAGGTGTCCCGTACAACAATTCTTTTTCAAGGAATCTTGTGATTGATAATGCCATTCTGTCAACGACAAAATCCACAATATTAAACTGTGAATTGTTAATCAGACTCTTTGACACATCTGTAATAGCCCTTGCTAGAAAACCTCCAAGTGTGATGCTTGCAAATTTACCGGATGAAGATTCTCCCTCCGTAAACTCGTCACAGTATTCCATCTTAATATCCTTTGTTGACTCGTCATAATATGGGATCGAAAGAGAACCTTTTACGTTATAACGGTCTGCATCCTGGTAGATTGGGCAGATATCGACCACCTTAGTGATGATTTTATTTGCGATCGTGGATGGAATCACCGCCCCATTATCCGTTTTAATCATGTTGGAGTCTTCTCTTTCCTCCACTTTCCCACGAATATACGCATCGAATTCATTCATATCACGCTGCTCAAGATCACGTTTTTCCTGCTCTTGATCTTTTTCTTTTTTCTCTTCTCCTTCCGCCGGAACATCTTCATCCAGATTGCGTGTTGCCTGAATTGCCCGGATCGTTGTATTAATTCCAAGAATATCTTTTTCTAATTCTTCAAACTTTTTCATTTCTTCCTCATTCAGGCTTCTTTCTTCTGCATCTGCAGCATCCACAAGTTTTTTCATTTCTTCCTGTTTTGCAGATCTCTGCTCCGTAAGGTTTTTCAGGTTCATAAACTTCGGCATTTCTTTTCCTCCTATTTTTGGCATAAAAAAAGCAAGCTAAATGCTTGCTCTGGTTGCTAATATTCTGTTTCTGAATTTATAATTGTCTTTCTTTTTTTCCTCTGTCAGGTCTACCGTTTCCATCTTATCATCCATGCTTCGGAGTTCAATGATATCATCATCTCTTGTTTCAATGGATGTTCCACTGTATGCGGGTTTTTTTCTATCATCCAGGATAGATACTTCTTTTAATTCCAGTTCACGAAGTTCCCTGTGTGATATGTCTGATTCTTTTTCCCATGAATCCCTGATTGGAATAAAGCCGAACGACCATCCCACCAGTTTTCCCTCGCGGGCTTTTTTAATCACTTCCGCATCTTGGATTTCACACTGGCACCTGAGTCCAATATTATCTTCATAGATCTTTGTACTCGCGTCTCTGGTAGAAGTAAGTTCTTTTGAATAATCATGATTTAAAAGGACTTTCACATCATACCCTGTCTTTTTTGACCGATCCAGTGAACGTTGAAAAGTTCCTGCTTTAATTTTTTCCACAAACGGACCGTTTGCATTGTGTAAAACTTTTGAATCACGCTCAACCGCATTTACATATCCATCTATCAACACAGAATCCGCTCTGATCTCAATTTTCATCTCCTATATCATCTCCTTCCTGCTGTTGCACCGGTGCAACTTCGTCTTTTTCCGGCACTGCTGCCTCTGCTCCCATTTCTGACATTTTATTTGTATTTGGGGTATAAATTTTATTTTCTTTCGGATAATAAATTACATCCTGCAGTCCCAATTTAATAAAATCTAAGCCGAAAGCCGGTAATTTTTCGTTTTTCCGGACTTCATCAAGCTGCATAAAACCGGAATCCAGTGCTGTTTTATAAGCTGTAAATCGCTTTTCAATGTCTCCCTTGGTCAGATCTGTATCATCAAACGCAAAAAACATTGTTGTTTTTTCATCTTCTCTGAGCATTGCCCGGTTAATTGCCGTTGAAAATCGCACCAGGATAGGCATGATGCAACCCTGAAAATACTGTTTTTTATCCTCTGCCGTGGAATTTCCATTGATAATCGACGGTGGAATCAGAAATATCTTGCATGCATCCTTATTATTTGTCTCTTTATTTTCATTCAACTGCATTTCCACGGATGTGCTGGATGATTCCTGAAACTCCAATCCGTCATTCAGCACCACAACATTTTCTGTATTGTTTGCATAAAGCCTTCTGAATGCTTCTTTCAGCATGTCTATAACTTCTTTCGCTACTCTGTTTTTGGCTTTCAAAAAACCTTTTTTATTTCCACCTGTTTTTACAAGATTTTTTTCATACTTCTGTGAGCTGTAAATGATATCCATCAGCTCTGGTGATTCCTCTGTGATCGGTTTCCCATAACATCCATTACGGGTGTTTCTCAACAATTTGATGAATTGCCACGGTTCATATGTATATCCGCCCACTTCCAACTGGTAATCTTTGAAAATTGGATCTGTATTTTTGCGAAATCCAATCCGTTCCGCCTCTACATAGTGAATAGACCGTACCTGTCCACCGATCCAGTTCACGAATGTATATCCTCCGCGGCTCAAAAACATGTCCACGACCATTGCTTTTTTAAACTGCACCGCATCCAGCGTGTCTCCTGTATCGTCATTTAAAAGAAATGTTCTCGGATCATCTGTCACTTCCTCGATCCTATCTCCATTTCTTTTATACAGTTTGATTTTTAACGCAGACACTGTATCAGCAATCATGTTTATACATGCTGCAATCGCTGGTATATTCATTACCGTATCCCGGTCTACTCCATCCTCTCCAAGCAGTGACCGCAGTAGCGGATTAGATACCACCTGTGCATCAGGTGTTGTGTCTTCTCTTATTTCCGGCTTTTTTTTATTCCTGTTGAAAAGTCCCATGTCTCCTCCTTATTTAGAACTGCACGAAGTAATCAGATTCTCCATAAAGCAGTTCCTGCTCTATCAGGTATGTACTATTTATATTTCCAACCACCTGGTCAACCTTTTCTTCTGACTTTTTCTTGTTAACATATTTATTTTTATTTGTATCCTCTGTGCACCTTGCATTTTGAAAGTTTATTTCCAGCATCAAGTTCTCATCATAGAAATATCTTCCAGACAAAATACATTCTTTCAGCCACTTTGTCGGACTGTGGAGCACACTTGAATGCTGTTTTATCTCGACACAGGTATACCCTGCTTTTTCAAACTTCTGGACACTCGACAATGCATTCCATTTATCATACCCGATCTGCATAATCTTAACCCCCAGCTTTTCTTCCAGTGTCAGAACATATTCTTCCACCGCCGTGTAATCGATCACTTCATCTCCGCATGCAATACAGCATCCATTCCGGATCAGCGCGTTATAATCAACACCCTCTTTCTTTGTTTTTTGCGCGATACGCCCCGCCGGAATAAACCCCATCGTCCGCGTATATAAAACAGCATCGTCTTTTGTTGTTCCATCATGTGTTTTCATGTCGACACAGACATTATCCTCCGTCATCGAAAAATCAAGTCCCAACCATACTTCACGGCCACGCCACCATGCATCATCTCTCTTTCTTTTTCCTTTGCGCACTTTCGTGATCTCGACGTATCCTTCAACTCCAAGTCCTTTATATTTAATATTGTTGTGCTTGCACAGATAATTTTCTCTTTTATTCTCATAATCAATGGCATCCGTACGCTTATCCACAATCTTTCGGAAAATTCTCTTATTTGTGCATGCGACCGGGTTACTCTGATAGATACACAAATCATTATGCTGCCACTCATCCCCCTGCCAGAGTTGATCATCCGGCACATAGATCAGCGAAAACATTCGCCTATCCTCCCGGAGACCGTCAAGTATTTTCTTACCTTTATCCACTTCATCGATCATTACGTTGTTGTCATTCGGATATTCAGTACTCAGGATGATTCCGAGTGCATTTAATAGTGTGATCTGGCCGGACCGCATTGCTTCGACCGGGTATGAATCCATTGCCCCCGCCTCATCCGCAAGAAATGCGCTGGGAAGTTTTCCGTCCATCTTATCCTCTGAGTATGCAAGTGGTGTGTACTCACTCTCTGTCAGCAGACACCGGATCTCGCTCCGCAGTGTCTTAAACACCGGCTCCAGCTCATCACTCAATATCGGACTGCTTTTTATAATTTTCTTAATCGCCACCTGGAGCTCTTTTGAAAGTTTCAGATCCGGTGCGACTGAAAAGAACCGCGAAAATCGCGGTTCTGTCAGCATCAGTAGAATAAAGATCACTGCTGCATTGAACGTTTTGAAATTTTTTCTGGCAATTTTTAAAAGTGCTGTCTCGTAAAACCGGACCTCAATATTATCATCCGGATCTATCATTTTTGTACAAAAAACAGCTGTTATAAAAAATGCTGCATAATCTTCCAATGACTCATCCAGTGGATTGTGTAAGTCTGGATGCACCATCAGGTGTAGAAGCTTCCAGATCTTTTCATAAGTCTGCTCGCTCACATATGCCTCCGGATCCTCGCCGTCTGCAATCTTTTTCCAGGATTCACACTGTAACTTCACATAATGCGGTACTTTATCATTACCCGATTCTATCGCCCATGCACAGTACTTGTATGCCCTACTTTCTTTTATCTCCAAATTAACCACCGCCTAATGCTTCTAACAGTGGGTTTGTCGTTTTCTCCGGCTCTTTCGGAATGCTTCGGAGCATCGCCGCCATGGTCATTCCCGATTCTTTTTCAATCGCCAGAAGCATTGCGCGTTTTTTATCTATTTCTTTGTCATACTTTATCAATGTACCTGATAGTCTCGCCATTTTATCTGCAAATTCAATAGATAACTCAGCTTTTCTTTCCGCATCCAGTTCGGCAAGTACATTCTTTTTAAACAGTGTGTTCATATTTTTCATATTTGTTTTCACTGTTTTTCTAAAATCTTCCAGGTCCCTGCATTCCGCCAGGATCAGACAGTAACGATTTATCACCGTCTCATACATTCTGTCATTTTTTCCGATTTTATCCAAAAGTCCGGTTACTCTGTCCCATTCCATTGATGCTTTTTTATTTTCTTTTACCTCTGGAAACTTCTTAATCTGTTCACCTGACTGCATGCCATCTTCTGCACGTTTTCTCGATGCCAATTCTTTTTTTGTCCTATGCGCTTTGTCCTCCATTTGGATGACGCTCACTGGTTTTGATGGTCTGGCCATAAGCACCTCCAATAAAAAAATCGTTCATTTTGGGAATTTTTTGTCTTTAAAGGTGGGGCGTCGGTCTTTTAGAACAGAAAAAATCGCCGTAAAAAATAGCGGGGGGATAGTCTGCATCAACCATGGTTAATATACCAAAGGTGCATCCGCATCTTCTCCTGCGTCATGCATAGACTTAAGTGCAAGCTCGCGCTGTGTCTCTCTGGTTATAATACCAGCCTCACACATCTCATGATGTACACAGCACACAGTGATAAGATTATCGCCATCCATACGCTTTGTATAATCCTCTTCAATCGGTATAATATGGTGCACCGATAAATCTTTTGTATTGTATCTGTTAAGCGTCCCTTTAAGTCCTGCCTTACAGCATAAGCACATGTACTTGTCCCTGTCTCTGATTCGCAATGACGTGTTAGTCCACGCATTTGTTTTTCTAAATTTCGAAGCATCTGTTTTCTTCCTCGTGCTCCACCTTTTTTCCATTGCCTGTTTTTTTTGAGCACACATGATTTTTTTATCATGTATGCGTCCGCAATAATTACATGAATTTAACATTTTTCTCACACAAAAGGAGTTGTTTTCTAACAGATAATCAGAAAACAACTCCTCATCTAAATGGTTAAAAGGAAGTCTTAGTGAGGTTTTCACCTTTTTGCTAATACCATATTAGCACTTTTGGTTCTGTAATGTCACTGACACTATACTGTAATTGTACTGACATCATGCTGACATTCAATCAATGTTTACCATTTCATGCGCTTCTTTGTAGATTCTCCATTCCTGGCGCACAGAATATCCTTCCTTTTCTGCTATTTCATTAACAGATAAGTCTTCTAAATAAATCCCGCATAATAACCGGTTATGTTTCGGCGATTCCACAGTATCGATATACTGCTGTACAATTCGTTTTTCATCCGCCGCCCTTCTCAAAAAAATATCCCGTCTCTTTTCAATATCTGCCTTTTTTACAATTAAATCCTCGGTCGTCATGTGGTTCCCGCCTCTCGGCATATCTGTGATTCTTTTTGAACCAACCGCCTCCGCCCTGTTTTCCAACTCGTCCGCCTGTTTCTGAAGCTCTTTCGCCATTTCCATCAATTTTCTATATCTCTCAAGTTTCCTCTTAATATCCTTCTGCACCTCTGCCTCCTGCACTGCATAAAGCCGCTTATGCATATCTCATTTTTTTCAATCTCGCCATGAATGTTATTGTTACTTGTATCGGCCATACCTGCCCGTATCTCTTATTTATCTCTGCCGTGATTTCTTCCGGTGTCAACTGCTGCTCGGACTCCTTCATGATCTCTAATACTTTTTTCTCCTGATCTGATAAATTTTGCATGTTATTTTCTCCTTTATAATTATATTTGTAATTTCTGTATAATTATAATTTACATGTGTAATGTTGTCTACTGCTGCATATGTATTAAATGTCAGTTTATTTAATCAAAATCACATCTTTTTTTATTCTTAGCTATATAGTACATATCTTCATCGTTTTCATTTGCATGCTCAGCGCGATAGCATATATCGCAATTTGCAGACTGGCATTCATAGCAACCATCGCATTGACATCCGGCGCAATCCATAGCCCTGAAATTCTTAATATTTTTCATGCATACACCTCTTTAAAATTTCTAATTTAAGCCCGTCCCATTACCATTATTGTTATTGTCATTAATATGCCCCAGTAAACAATTTCACACAAATCTTTCTTTTCTTTTGCTTCATCCATTTCTTTGAATATTGAAAGTATAATCATAAATGCGATTACTTTAAAAATCATTTTGTCAGCACCTTTCTTCTTCCACTTCTACGACTAACAATTTCTAATGTGTCCCTGCTCTCCGATATTACCATCCAGTGATCCGGTACCAGGTTGTTATTTGATATAATTTCTTTTTGTGCTCTTGTTGGTTTGCTTGGCTGTTTCATGTTCTATGACCTCCCTTATCTGTCATGTTTACTTTCTTAATCCCCCTATTACTGCCTGGAATACTGTTTTTCCATCTATTATTCCGCAACTTGCGTCTAATATCACTCCATCTGTAAGGTTAATCCATTCTTCAACTTTACGGTTGAATAATCCTTTATCGGTTTCACAAATCGCTTTTACATATCCGTACCTCTCTGCTTTTTTACAACTCATTGTATCTCTTTCCTTTGGCACATTCTTTGTTGCAGGCATTGATTTCTCAATCATTTCATCCCCTCCGTCATCCTTCACGATCTCTATTGCATCTATCAAAGTCTCTATTATGTATCCATATTTCAAATAATCCTTATCTTTAAGGTCACGCAGCCTTCGATAAGTAGATTTCATATCCTCCAACTGCTCCACAACCTTGTCTGGATCGTAGGCAGTCGGCTGTACATCAATCACGCTTTGAAATCCAAGGATATGTGCCATATCAACCAAACTAGCACTTTCTTTTTTGACTTTTTCAAGATGTTCCACTACTTTATCCGCATCAATTAATCTTCCCATCGTTCGCCCTCCTGTTCCATGCTTCTACTTCTTTTCTCTTTGCGGCATTATAAGAACCCGCCCAAGTTCCACCGCTTCTTCCGTTACAATTATCGCAGATAATCTGTGCCCAAAATCCTTTATGTTCTCCCTGTATACGTTCGTAATTCATGCTTGCTTTTCCTCCGCAAAACGGGCACGGTTTAAGTTCTTCATTCATTCTTCGTTTTCCTTCCATTTCTCACATGTATCATCCAGTCCACGGAAATCTGCACAGTGTTCACTGTCTCCATTGCAACAAACGCCCTCATATTCAGCGTAGTATTTACATGTACTGCAATATTTTTTTGTTATTGATTCACTCTCCGTCATGACTCTATCTTTCATTTCTGCCAATTCCTCCTGACTGAATTTTGTGTAACTGATTCCACAATTTGTAAATCCTCCTGCTCTATACGCTATGGTTCTCGGCATCCTACACCTCCAACAGTTCCGGATTATCAAAAACGTTGCCGATAACTTCTACACACTTTCGTTCGAGTACGTAAAATCCTAAATTACAGTAGCAATATCCGCTTTCTCTATCTTTTGAGTAACTATAATCAAGCGTCCAATCGCCCTTATTATATTTTACAATTTCCGGATATTCTTCTTTTCTATCACAAACGTCATTCTCCCAGATCAGCTTGCCGTTCTTATCCTTAAGTCCGGTACACTGGCAGATGGTGTTATCCAAAATATGTACATCATGCGGAATACCTGTAAGCATATTCCACTCCACCCATTCGCCGTTATCAATCCGCTTTCCACGGCATAAATATCTATTCTCCATCGCGTTCCACCTTTCTTCCTTTGATCTGTTCTAACATGATCCTCGATACCTCTGGAAGTCTTAAACTTTCCATGCATCTATTATGCAGATTGCTTTCCTCATTCCACTTTGCCACCGGACATTTCTTACAGAGGGTGTTCGTGCAGAACTCTCCGATCTGTCGGATAGTCAGTTCTTTATTTGTCATGTGCATTGTTCTCATCTCCTTTGCAAAATCCTCTGTGTTCATGCACGGAGAAAGAAATACTTCCAGTCTGCTTCATGTAAGTCAATTTTTCTCCGGTCAACTCACATTTGTGTTTACGTTCATTCAAATACTGACATCTTCCATCACAATACATCGCTTTCCCCCTCCATTTCTTTCAGCTTGGCTTCGGCTTCCTCTCTGGTAAGGAATATCCTTTCGCCAATGTCGCACGGTAAATAGCAACTCTCACCCATATCAGCGTCATTTATAACATCAATTCTCATAATAGTTCTGTCTTTATGAATCTGCTTGATATATAACTGGATAACGTGCATCATAATAACTGGCTCTTTCGCTCCTTTATTTACCCGATACAAAGTATCTCCAACCTTGCACGGCAACCGCAGAAGTAATCCCTGCTCTTCGGCTTGCTCTCTATTTGCAAGTCTTTCCGCAATCTCTTCCAGGGCTTTGTATCTTCCATCTTTCGCAAGCTGGGTAATGGTAATTCCCTCATCATCCGGTAAATCTGCTGGATGAAATAAAACTTCTCCATTCTCTGCCACATATGTTAATCTCTCCATGCTATCCCTCACTTTCTGCCTTAAGCCATTGTTCCACCTCTGTAACAGAACACATTGCTACGCCGCCCTCAATGGTCTTTACGCTACCCTGCTCATATGTTTCGATTGAGCAAAGGAAATCTAAAAGTTCTTCATCCGTCATGCTCCGGATCCGGTCTGCATTGGTCTGCGGTCTGCATTCTTTCACAATCTCAAAGCACTCATCCTTCCAAGCTAAAACATTTTCTAGCTTATAGGAACTGTAGCCAACATGATAATAGTCCTCTCCGATTTCCTTGTACTTGATTTCGTAATATGGCTTTTTTTCTATCATTGTTACGATAATATCTAAGCAGGAAACTTTAATGCGTTCCGTTTTGCTATCCCGTGCCGCAGTTCTTATACACTCAATCATGACTTTCCTCGCTTTCTGCCAGCTTGGCATACATCCAACTAGATACAATTTCTCCGCTCCATGACGTTGCGCCGTTCGCCCAAGTGTACACCATTCCGTTTTCATATTTTGCAAAATATCTCTTTTCCCATTCTGACTCAGCAGCATCTTTTCGATCTGTTACCAACACTGGTGTATCGACCGGAACTTTACTCCAATCAACCGGCGGTTCAATCGGTTCAATCGGTTCGACATATTCGCTGTTCGCCCATTTTCTCGTCTTTATATCACAATCTCTTATTGTGCCGCCATTAAAATTACACTCGTTGCACTGTGTTTTTCTGCAATTTTCCAGCTTTCCATT